ATTTTACGGAACAAGAACAAACCATGAACAAAATAATTAAAAAACTGACTAATAGCAAGGGTTTTTTTATCATTTATTTTGCTTTTTAACCATTTTATTACTGTACTATTCTATTTATCCTGATATATTAGCTAGTATATGATAAACAAAAACATAAAAACAAATAATATGACGATAGTTAGAAATATCGCATATAAACAAATAGAAAAAATGAATAAGAATATCAAAGAAGTTATTGAAGTTGATAATACTCTATTAACTATGATTGATATTAATATGAAAAACGCTATTAACAAAATTATTAACGACTACAAATTAAAACAACATTTTGATTGGTTAGAAATCAAATAACAACAAGGGAGAAAACACTATGACTACACTATCTACTAAAGCAATGAGTGACATTGAGAAATACAACAAGTTGAGAGAACAAGAAATATTAGATTTAACTAACAAGTATAGATCAGATAAAAAAGAAACATCTGTTGTTAAAGGTATACCGATTGAACTATTAAGTAGATTTAAAACTTACATGAAAGTTATGAAAAAAAATGTTAGATTTAGATACAGAGGTATTACTACAGATTTATATGACAGACCACAATCGTTTTGTCATTTAGCTGGTGCAACAAGTTTCGCAATATATAAAAAATAACAAAAGGAGTAAACTATGAAAACACAAAAAAACAAAATGAAAAAAGTATATGAATATATGACAGTATTCTTCGCAGTACTAGGTACCTTAGCTATGGTATCAGCAACTGGTGCGGTAGAAACTGATCAATGGCTATTAGGTGCGGCAGCTGTGAGTACAGGTATTGCCAGCTTTATTATATCATTATTTTCACAACAATTATATTCGGAGGCTAAGTAATGATTAAAGAAATGAACACTTTTAATAATAAGTTATTTTCAATGTCTATTGAAGACTTGAATAACACTAAAGACTTAATCGCTGACATTATTAAGAACAAAGTAAAGTCTGTAATGAAAGTTGGTATGAAAGTTAATGTGGTACAAAAAACTAAAAAGACACCAGGTGTGATTACAAAAATCATGCAATCAAAATGTTTAGTTGATTTATCTGGTAGAGTATACAGAGTACCTATGTCAATGTTGGAGGTTGCGTAATGATAAGAGTAGAAGAAAAATCAGAAACACTATTAGCTGGTATCGGTAAAATGATTGACGCCATGGTTGTTGATTATAGTAAAGGCAATACTAATGAAAGAATGTTTAACGAATACAAAGATGGTTTTAAAACTATCGTTGGTCAAAAGTTTATCAAAGTGACTAATAACGGTAGTGTAAAAGCTTTTGTTGTTAAACAAGACGATGGTAGATTTAAAATGGGTGATATACTTAAAGCATCTAGTTGGAGAGCTCCAGCAAAGAATAGAGCTAGAGGTAATGTACTAGAAGCTGGTTATTCTATTCAATGGACAGGACCATTATATTTGAGAGGTTATAATTAAAATGAATAATAAAAGAAATAAATTAGAAAGAAAACTAGATGAATACAATCACACAATGGAGTTGATCAGAACTATCATTCCAGTTGCGATATTATGTCTTCAGGTAGTTATATTGGTAAAACTTATATGATAAAAAAAGGTAAATGTACAGTATGTAAAAAAGTATTCATATTAAAGAAAGATGAATCACTTATAGGTAAACTAGGAATAATACCTGTTGATCTATGTAAGACACACTTAAAAAAAGTTTTATCTTATGATGAAATGAATTTAAATGATACAAGGGTATAATGGACAAGTATCTTAAATGGATAGCGACAGGATTTCTAATGATAGGTTGTGCTGCTAACTCTGTGGGTATATATCCACTAGGACCAATCACTACTTTAATAGGTGGGTTCTGTTGGTTGGCCGTAGCTATCATGTGGAAAGAAGCCGCACTCATAACAACCAATCTTGTATTATCAACAATCACTATTGTCGGTTTAGTATATACATATATTCATTAACACAGGCAGGTGTAGTTAAACGGTATAACACCTATTTGTGGAATAGAAGTCGGTTGTTCAACTCAACCCGCCTGTACCAAATTTAAATTCCTTGTAGTCTAGGATCCTTAGAAAAAAGATTTTTCTTCGCCTTTGGTCTAGCGACACTATCTTTACTTCTTTTTCTTAATTGAGCTCTAGTAGAAATTTCTTTACTTATCTCTTTTCTTTGAGCTCGTAGGTCTTTTATTAAGTCCATACTTTCTCCTTTTAAAAGAGCGTTTCTTCAACCTTTGTGGTTTACTTCCGTCCGTTTCCGGATAAACGATATAACTATTTATTCAACTTTTGACACAGCATCCTTTAAATTTTCTAAAGGTACTAAACCTAAGTCTAATAGATAACCTCTTTTACCTGCGGCTTTTTTAGAAGTAAACTCTTTTACATATTCATCAATACCTGGTATGACACCAATGTGTTGATTTTTTACATAAAAGAATAATGGTCTACTTATTGGATAAGAACCATCTTGTATTGATTCTAAAGATATTTCTACATCTTCAATTGTATGTGCTTGAACTTTATCCATTGAGTTATCGTAATAAGAGAAACCAAAAATACCAAAGTATTGTGGCTCACCTACTAACTTGTTAATAATCAAAGTATCGTTTTCACCCACTTCAATAACTGGTCCATCTTCTCTTAAAAGATAACAAGCCTTTTTACCTTTTTCTTTTAAGATTTCTTCTGGACAACCTTTTTTCATCACTAGACTATTCCAAGCATCTCTTGTACCAGATGTTGCTGGTGGAGTTAGAATTGCTATTTTATAGTCTGGTAAACTAGGATCAATATCTGACCATTTAGTTGGTCTAGGACCTAAGTCAGCCATTGCTTCCCATAAGTGTTTTTTTGTAAAGTTATATTCTTTACCTTTTACAGAACTTGTAAATGCGATACCATCTAATCCTACTATAACTTCAGTAATATCTGTGACACCATTATTTTTACAAAGTTTTATTTCTTTTGATTTGATCTTTCTACTTGCGTTTGACATATCGGGTGTGTTTACTCCGATACCAGCACAAAATAATTTCATACCACCACCAGTACCTGTAGATTCAATTACAGGTGTTTTAAACTTTCCTGACTTACCAAATCTTTCTGCTACAACTGTTGAAAATGGATATACGGTAGAACTACCAACTATATTAATTTGATCTCTTGCTTGTGCTGTTATTGTCATCAAAGACATTATAAAAGCGATTACTAATAATCTCATCTTATCTCCTATGTTTGTTAAGACTTAAAGTATTTACCTTTTCTTTTTAGACTTTAACAAAACTTTAACAATTCTCTTTTCGTCTTTAGGTTGTTTCTCAATTAGCTTAAGGAAATAAATGGTGAGTAGTGAGTTGGGTTGGTAGGAGGTGTATTCGCTTCGTTTCTTATTCACAAAGTTTACTTTTATTTAGTATTACTTTGCTTTGAATAATATCCTTAAATAACGAGGTCCAGTATCAGTAGATGTAGTACCTCTAAATTGAAAATCTATCTCATAGTTATGTCCATTGACAACTGCTCTAAATCGTATAAAGTTATATTTTCTTACACCTGTTTCAGCATAACCATAACTGTCTTTAGTTAAACCAGATAATGAAATCTTATGACCAAATCCTTTTATATTATCAATATGATTATTACCTGGACCAACTTTCAATACTAATACAATATCAGGTCCTAAGCATTGTATTAATAAATCTCTAAATCTTGTCAGTATAGATGAATAGTTATAATTCTTTGGTGTCTTTGCCGCATACTCTTTACCAAATGCTTTACCCATTTTAACACCATCAAAACCAAAGAACTCATTAATCATTGTTCTTACACTAGCAGTCGGTGATCTAAAGTAATTAATCACAGTCGCATTATAGATGTAAAATGAATTACTAAACTTTAAAGATAGATGATGTAATACACGATTGCTTTTATTGTAGATATTGACATCAGATACTTTACCTTTAACATTGTTTGTGACGGTTGCTTTTGTCTTTGTAAAAGTAGGAGGTCTACGAGTATTTTCTGAACCCACTCCTTTAACATAATAACTGCTATCTTGTTTTAATCTTATAGTCTTAACTAGTTGTTGAATAGTGTCAGGGTGTTTTAACTCATCATAGTCAGCACCTTTTAACCAGTTATTTAAATCAGCAACGATTTGGTCTTCAAACTTTAGACCACCCGCACCTTTTGCCGCCATAGGCTTAAACACTAATACTTGACTAGCGCCTGTGACATCTAATTCTGTAATCTTCTTTCGTGGGTTAAAGAGTATTCTATTTCTTTTAAAATACTTCTCCGTTTGTTCTTGTAGTGAAGTCCGATCTTTAGACCGAGCAAACAATTGCTTTCCCTTAACCTCAAACTTTACCCCTTTATAGAAGTCTAACTTTTCTAACTGTTGTTTTAACATAATACTTACTCTATACTATATTTAGAGAAAAGTCAACAGAGAAATTTCGCTAAATTTTCAGAGTCGCTGGAGGGGGTGCTTGGCACTAATAAAGAAAGTAATCCTTAAACTTATTATACCAGTATTTCCCTGATTCTCTTAAAGTTTCATTCTGTTGTCTTAATCGTTCTAGTTTCCGTTCTAAGACACGCAGAGAAACTTTACTGATTGGCCGTTCAACCTTATACGACTTTTCTACTCTTTCAATTACAAAGTCAATATCGGGACAAGTATAGTCCGGTACTTTAGGAGCTAAACGCTTTAATCTTTTTAGATGTTTACTTCGATCAGTCTTTGTATTGACCTTATTAGTCCTTTTAAACAAATCCGTGTCCTTCTATTGAGGATAGTCTAATCGCTGATGTGATGTGAAATTCGCTTGTTGTTGTTTTTCTTAAATACTCTATTATTTATAGACTCTATGGTTCCCTGAGACCATTCAACATGGATATGTATAAGAACTCTGAACTCTACACTATAACGCTACAATTAAACGCTAAGGATATTCTATCGCTATCAGAATTGTTTGTCATCACTCTGTGTGTCAAAAAAGACGGAAACAATATTAACTCATTAGCAATTGGATTGTATTCATAATCAATGGTATTGTACGGCGTGTAGTGATCTACTACATTCTTACCAAAGAACATATCAAACATAGAAATCGGATTTGTAAAAACAATACCACCACTCCCTTTAGGAACACTTAAATAGAACACACCAGAGATTAACGACAATGGGTGTCTGTGAGCTATATTATAAGAACCAGGAGGATTAATGTTAATCCATAAATTGTCTATCTTTGTAGGCATTTTCATTCCAAGTCTTTGACAATACGCATTACAAGTATAATCAATATCTTTAAACAATTCATTTAACGGAAGATGAGCGCCGGTTAGTATTTGACTTTGATAACCACCATCATTAGATACGACAACACTTGGATTGTTTCGTTTGTATTGAAGGACATAATCAATCATAGATTTGTTATCCAGATGATCAAACACTGTGTTGTATAATGGGGTTTTAAATATGTCTTGTATCATGTCGTCTATTGTATCATACATTATTTATAAAGTCAATACTAAGCGTAAAAGAGAACAAACAAAGAACACGACTTCAAAAATACCCTACAAAAACAATGCAAATAAACCATTGACATTCCACCGAATCTATGTTATACTAAATGAATAACCAAAGGAGAAAACACTATGATAAAAAACACTATAACAAAACAATCACTATTTAATACATTTAAGACTTTAAATGATAATAAATCAAAGATATCGTTTCTAACGAAAATGAAGAATCTTAAATCATCTACAAATAAGTTGAAACATTTAGATATCAATTTTGATAATCTAATTAAACTATACTCATAAACTAACAAAGAGAGAAAACACACTATGAAATATAATAGAAACTTAAACCTTGATATTGATAATAACGATTATTATTATAGAATCAACAAAAACAAAAACAATCATATCGTACAACAAAAAGTAGACAGACCACAATATCTAAAAGATGATATAATGAGATTATCAACAAATGAGTCACTTGATACGATTAGTGAAGTGTCGCCAGTTGTAGTTGATAATTGTTTAGAAGAATTTAAAAGACAAAATTTTAAAGAAGTAGTATCTTTAGTATTGTCTTCTTTAAGACCACATGAAGAAAGAGTATTGCGTTTACGATTCGGTATAAACACAGAAGAACATACCTTAGAAGAAGTCGGCGTGAAGTTTCATTTAACAAGAGATCGAATAAGACAAATAGAAGCGAAAGCGTTAAGAAAGTTAAAACACCCTTCTCGTTCTAAAGAATTGAAAGACTTTCTATCTCAATGTTTATAGTCTAAAAAATATACTCGAAAAAAATTCAATATAAAGACTAAGCAATGAGCCGGAGATTGAGCGCCACCTTAATAGTACGAGAAAAAAAATAACTCTCAAGGTATGCCTTAAAGTTGTTATTACATTTATAGATTAGAAATAGCAACAGCTTTCATAAAGGCCTTTTCTATATACTGAGCAATCTAAGGATTTAAATCTATTGTAGAGCCTCGGTGTGTGACACCACCAGTAGTATTGGAAGTCTTTGTTCCTTCTATTGTTTCTGTTGTATTGCCGGCTACTTCTACCGTATAGTTCCCACCAACTTTTAAATTGTAATCACCGCCGGCATTCATATTAATCTTCCCTTGTACTGTGTGTATATTAACATCGCCACTGTCTACTTGTATATTAATGGAAGCGCCGGCGCCTATCTGTATATCATAGTGATTGTCCGTTGTATTACTCTTATTGATAAACAGCTTATGTCTGCCATCTATTGTAATGTCTGATTGGCCAGCGATTGCTATTCTTTTGTTAGCACTCATTAGCTCATACGAATCACCTTTGATTATCTCAATCTTATTGCCATCCTTGTCTATCTCATATGATGTTCCTGTTCTATGGCTCTCGTGTATTCTCTCATTGCCGCTGGTGTCATCAAATTCTCTTATATGTCCACTCTCACTTTCATAGACATGATTGTATGGATAATGCGCAGCATACGGTATCGCTGGCTGGTCAAATGTGTCACCATCAGACGAAACAGCATCAGAGCCATCGGCGTTGACAAAGGCGTTAAAGTCAGCTGTGGCTATCCCAGTTAATCGTGTTGATTGTCGTAATGTTAAAGATAGATGTGGATTGTCCTCATTGTTCACAGCTAATCTATTGACATCAGGTTCTTGTTTGTATTTGGGATAGATACCATTCGGGTCATAGAATCCACCAGCTTGCGACAGCTCCGATGGCTTCCCTGGTAAAGAACCAAGGACCAATGGCTCTTGCTTATTGTTCCCATCTCTAAAGTATCCAAACACCCAAGAGCCTTCTACTAGACCTAATGGCGTTTGACCTAATCCACTTATACCTGAACTTGTAATAGGAAGAACAACTTGCGCCCATGGTAAATCAGCTGTAGGAAGAATACTTTGATTGCTTGTGTGATGGCCAAGTGCTCTCACTCTTACTCTGCCTGCGAACTCCGGGTCTTGTCTATTCTCTACAACGCCAACGAACCACAGAAAACCATTGTGTCCTATAAATTTGTCATTAATCATTTTTATTTTTTCCGATATGCCTTTTGTTTTAATACACTGGCTTTACGCTATTTAATAGCATTTAGCGAAAGCACACGCAAGGTTAGCTATATGTATTATCTTTGTTGTTTATCAATTTAAGACTCGCAAGAAGGCCCTTAATTCTAAGTAAACAAGGGTGTTTTACATGGTTCCAAGAGCTATCAGTGCCTCGGTGTCCTTTAAAGAACCCATTGTACTTGTTTCTCTCATTGGCCTCTGCTGAAGCAAATGAGTAGTCATCTATGATTGTCTTAATTTCTTCTTTAATATTCATTATCATTCTCTTATATTGTGAAAGTATGTCTTTCATGTTGTTAGTTATCTATCCTCTCATAGCCACCGCTTATAGTCGTTCCTACACGCTCTAGCAGCGATTCTTCAGCGATTCTCGGAGTGTATCCCATTATACCTCATCTCCTTGGTCTTTAAGTATATTATCGTCTAAATCGTATTGTAATATGTTTAATCTGTCTTTGTTGTTTCTTTCTGACAGTGTATCTAAATCTTCTTCTGGATATGAATCCTTAACTGCGTCTTTAATCATCTCTATGTTCATCGCATGGTAATCGTTTACTGTGTCTATGCTATGTCTGATTGATTTGACTAGGTATCTGCCAGATAGAAAAGGGTCGTTATCGTAGGGATTATCTCTTCCCATTGGCTCGTATGCTGGCATTTCAAACGCAACTAAATCACCACATGAAATACCAGTAAATCCTGGGACATCTATTGATATGTTCATTGTTTCAAATGACAGTCTTTGTGATAATCGTTTTGGTGTGGTCTCGTGGTAATTTGGCATCTCTGCGTTGTTATGTATATTACTTGTATCACTTAAAAAGTATAATGTGCCTTCGGGAAAATCACTAAATGACTTACCTTGTTTGTAATTAAACAGTGGCAGTATACCTTTGCCATCTGTCTTACTTCCTTGTCCATCATGTTCTGTATGAAATGCTTTAGGATACTCTGTTAGATAATCAAAATCTGTTTCTTTAAATGTCTTGTTGAAATTGTCATGTGATACGACTTTACTGTTATAGATACCGTTTCTTAAATTCTTTAGTGTATCAAATTGACTGTTGATTTGAAAGCCTTTAACTGTCTGCATCTCTTTTACAACTTGTCTATTGCCTGTTTCATCTCTTATGTTTGCCGGTGTAGGACGATACAGCGCCACTACTGGTCGTGCTGTTGTATCTGTACTCGCCAACATACTCTCATATGATTTAAAGTGAAATCCAAGTGCGTTTTCAAAGAACATCATACCTGGTGTGTGATGTTTCTTACTTTCTGCTGACTTACAAAACAAATCCAATGTTTCAAAGGGTCGTATTCTTGGTATGACAAATTTACGAATACCTTTTGTTTCTTCTAAAATTAATGTCTTGTCACTGTCTAAATTGTTTCTGACTACTTTCAATACATTATTGTCTATGCTGTCTTCAAATGCGTTCTTTACTTTGACTTGTTCATTTGTAATCATTTCTTTACTTGCGAAGTTAAGTACATAGATTTGAGTACGAGGATTTAATCCTTGTCTATTTGAAATCTTGTAGATATGCATTGGGTGACCTGTGGCTGTGGTAAAGTCATATGCTCTACTTGTTCCAGGTGTAAACAACTTAAATTCTATTTGTTCAAAGCCAGTTAGTGGTAAGTGATTGGGAACATTCTGTGCGTCTGTTAAGACAATGTTGCCTGATAGAGTTTTGTTTGTAATACTTTCATATACATTCAACTCAGTCACAAGCGACCTTACACTTATTCTTTTAGGTTTGTTTTGACCTTCTGACGATTGGTATGAAACTAACTGGACATCTGATAAAGAATATTGTCCAGCTCTGTTTAGTTGTTCTGTGTTAATATCATTGTACATTTTTCACTACTTACTAATTAATTTATCAAATTCTTCTATGAATACACCTAGGAAACCAGGTTGTAATAGTTTAATACTTCTTTTCTCATCTTGTAATCTTTGTTCGTATTCTCTATTGGATACTGACGCAGCTCCAACTTCTGTACTGTTGACTTCTATTTTGTGTGAGTAATCATTTGGTCCGTTGCTTGTCAATGGTCCACTTGATTGTGTAATTTCATAATGATGTATCGCATCTGGATTATCATACTTTGTAGTTATATACTTTTCAAAGTCTTGGTTTGTCAGTGGCCAACCGTAATATCTATCTGTGATATTATTTGTCATTAGAATTACCCAATGTAATTCAGGGTCACCAAAATGTTTGTATGCTGTGTCTTCTGGTTTCTCACCATTTGGTACATCATAAGTGTCATATAAAGAAACTTCATCTATAATCTTACTTCTTACCTTGACTCTTCTCATTAGGTCAGTCACAATCTTTTGATTGCCGTCACCTTTCATATCGTAATTACCTGTTGGAAATTTAGAAAAATACATATTAGAATCCGTCCGCCACTCTTTCTTTTGTCATAATTTCTGTTTCTTTAAATGTCAGATTGACTGTTGCTAGTGTTGGCGCAGCACCACCTTCATCAGGTATGAAAGATGAAATCACACCTTCTGGTGCATAATCTACTTCCATGTTAGTTAGTACACAACGACTTACTCTAGGTATGTATGTGTTTATATCTTCTCTGTACATATATGTTATTTGAAATTCACTTGGTGTATTGAAATAACCTTTTGTTGTTCCCTGGTACTCGGGCAACATATGAAACTTGAACATATTAATAATTTTGTGTATGCTATCTTTTTCAGATGGGTTCTTAGGAGCAAACTCAAAAGGGAAACTAAACTCTCTAAATGGTACAGATTGAAATGTCACTTCCATTTGTGGGTTAACAGCTTGTCCAAATGCTTTATCGTATGCCGCTTCAGCACCTTCAAATCCTGGTATCAAACTAGCAGCACCAAATAGTGCCTTTCTACCAATTTGTTTTACAGCGTCACCACCGACACTACCCATTGATTTTAATTTCTCTACAAATCCTTTTGTATCTCTAAAGTCACCTATTCCTTGTCCTATTAGACCAGCGATACCAGTGGCAGGCGTATCGTATGTAGCGCCATATCCAAACTTCAATGACTGAGCTGGTGTGTATAATATTATACTATCACTTATAAAACTATGTGTTGGTGTCTTTTCATTTAGTCCTGATTTAGGATTTATCTTTCTCGCCTCAGCAAATTTACTTGCCTTAATTTTGTTTACAGTATCTCCTTGCGCAGAAGAATAACCATATTCACCAACTAAATTGTTTGAGTTAGTAGCAATCTTATTATTACTAAAATTAGTTGATTTGAATTTTGATGAGTTATGCATTATAACATCAAATATTACATAGTGGCCTTCTCCTAAGTTTGCTGTTTCGTTAGGGTAGAATACTGTACCATATGAATATGGATTTTCTTTCATATGTGATGTTGGATTGATATTTTCTATCTCTAAAGGTGACTTGTTTAGTAGTTTAGCCGCAACCTTAGCAGATTGTGATTTACCCGCAACTAGTCCATGCGTCAAACTACCAATTGAGCTGGTAATCTGATTCTTAATCGCACCTTTTATAACATTTGAAATCTTACTTGTAAAAGCCATCTAAATATCCTTGTAATGATAATATTTATAACACCATGAGAAAGTCATACCAAGGTTTATATCGCCCATCAAACCCTAAAAAATATGTGGGTGACCCGGCCAAAATAGTGTATCGTTCTTTACTAGAGCGTAAGTTTATGCTACATTGTGACCGTAATCCAGACATAACTAATTGGGCTAGTGAAGAAGTATCTATTAGATACTTCAATCCTATTGATAAAAAGTACCACAAATACTATCCTGACTTCATTGTTAAGACTATTAAGGATAAGAAATTTGTTATAGAGATTAAACCATCTCGTCAATGTGTACCACCAAAACCTACCAAAAAGAAAACAAGATCGTTTATGCGTGAGTCATTTGAATATATTAAAAATCAAGCGAAATGGAAAGCAGCACAAGCTTACTGTGAAGATAATAATGCTGAATTTAAATTGATTACTGAAAAAGACTTAGGCCCTTATTAAGGCATTACATAGTTGAGATTT